TGGAAAATGTCGAGAGATGTCCGAAGAACCACCAAGACGGTCAGAGTAGAACGAGTCGTTGCCACTACTGGCAAAGTCCAATCCTACAATGACTATCCTCTGGTGGTGATCGACAGAGCTCGCGCAGATTCCATACCCACCACACCTAGTGGTGGCTCCTATTCCGACCCCACAAGTTATTGGGGTCGGTTCTTCAGTTGCACGTCACTCCCGTTCTCGTATAGGACGCAGGCTTCATCGCCTGCGTTCGAACGGATAGTTAGGGGTGAAACGGCAATCCAGCAGCTAAGTGTGGTCCTAGACCCTGGAGAGGTTTATGGGTGCTACGAAGGTAGCAAACTCCCTGACCTCGGTCTAGAATACCACAACTTGCTCGATAGTGCACTTCGGCAGCAGGTCTTGAGTAACAATTGGAACGCCGGTCAAACGATTGGCGAACTGAATGAAACTCTCGACTTTATTAAAGCCGCTGCTGAGGTGTTATACCGGATGGCCAAAGCCGCCCGGCGAGGAGATTTCCTCTCTCTCGGCCAACTTGCTCGAAGCGCGAACGATCCTGGGGTCACTGTTGATTCAGATGACTCTCAGGTACTTTATCGTGGACGCTTAAAGCGATTCTATCGGCACGAAAGAGGAGTTATCACCAATAGTCAGCTCAACCGTGCACGGAGGAGAGCCCGCAAACAACCGTTTGCAAAAGTTTGGCTCGCCTACCAGTTCGGTTGGTTACCGCTGCTAAGTGATATATACTCCGCTATCGAACTTGCGACTGACGGCCTTCGCGGGTCGACCAGTTTTACCGCAAGTGCTGCGTTCCCCGTCCTTCCTCTTGGTAGACCTCCGGTTCGATCCGGAACTATCCTCGTAGGAATGGCGTGGGATTCTCGACGTGAGATTAAAGGTGAACTTCGTTACCGGGTATCCAACCCGGATGTTTTCAGCTTGACACAACTAGGGCTTACAAACCCGTTGTCCCTCAGCTGGGAGCTCTTGCCTTTAAGCTTCGTCGTGGACTGGTTCGTCCCCGTAGGACGTTTCCTAGATAGCCTTCAACGGCCTATAGGGTTGACGTTCGATCACGGTTACAAAACCAGTTGGTCTTGGTGGAAGCTTGACGCGATCTATAAGTTCGACGTCAATATTAAGTCTGGAAGTTTACCCAGACTTCAAGCATCGGGAGAGTCCTTTAACAGGGAGCTCTACCTCACTTTTCCGATGCCGGCCCCGTACTTCCGCGGGTTCGAAACATTCACGCGTAACACCAGACAAGGTCTAGAAAAGACCATCTCGGGACTTGCGCTCATCCTACGCTGAGGTAGCGTAACATGAGGAGACTGCAATGGCAGCGCGTACAACTGTCACGGTGAATGACCGTGAAACCACCCCGGTGGCACATAACTTCGTGCCGGCCGGCGACAACGAATCTGGTCTCGCAATCTTCCGCGAACCAGGCGTTGTGTTTGCCGCGGACTCGATCTTGAGTCTCGGTCTTCGTGGCCTCAAGGGTAATGGGCGTCTACGTCCTTACGCTCGGCTCTATCTCCCGATCTACCAAACTGAAACGGTGAACGGGATCGCGTCACAGAAATTCGTCGATTCTTGTATCGTCGAAATCTCTGCGTCGTACGGACGAACAACGACCCTCCAGCAACGGAAGAATGCGATCGGTATGGCCTACAATCTGTTGGCTCCGGCGCAAACCCTGCTGGACAAGTTGTTCACGCAGAATGACCCGATCTGGTGATCGATGAATCTGCGTGTCGTCTTTATGGCGATTGGACTCCTTTCGTTGAGTGCTTGCGCTCAGCCGGCTGCCCAAGAGGGATTTGAGACCTCCTTCGAAGCAGCTGTTCCCCTGGATGGTGTTATCACCTATAGGGGGCGGATGTGACTCCTCTGAAACTGACGTTGGCTTCTCAAGCCCTCGTAGTTGCCTTCATAGGACTCGTGCTATTCCGGCACGATGTATCACTGCTGGCGCTCTTCATTGAGCAGTCAGTCGACCTTTGGCTGCTACCTGAACCGTAGGTATCCCAATATCGGGTTACCCTTATCACCCTCACTTGTGAAGAGAGAGAGTAACATGACGAAGAAGAAGATGTATAGGGGCGATAAACCCTTCGACATCCGTATCCCCGCTGAAGTATCCCAAGCCTTTAAGAGGGATCTATGCACGCTCACGATTAATCGTGAGGACGGCTATGAAACCTTTAAAGAGGCATGGTTGGCTAGTAACCTTCTTGACAAGTATGTCGGGAAGGACACTGCGCCTGCTTCGGTTCGTCGAGCCAGTGCCATTGAGAAATGGCTAGGTCAAGAAGGTCGAAATCGAGTCACAAACGC